AGTGTGAAACTAATCATCCTGTTATGATTAACCATCTAGTAAATAATTTATAATTGATACTTTCGTACATTTACTATGAATAAAACACTTTTTATATTTAAAAGCAAACAACTATAAATAAAAATGCCAAAGCTATTAACAAACCCTCAAGATTTTAAAAGAAAATGCAATGATGTAGGTGTAACGTATGATCTATTAATTGAAGCTCAACAATGTTTAGGAAAACGTAAGTTTGTATATCATTTTAATATACAAACTCTTTAATTAAACAACTAATTGTGTCTACAAGTCAGTTGCTGTAAATATTTTACATTTATTTCTCATATGTTACTAACACATTATATTCTTTACACCAATCTGATATATCAGTTTGGTGTTCAATGTCAAATAAATGTAATCTTAGACTATGATTCAAATAAAATTTTCTATAAGCAAGAAGTTGTCCCAATCCATGTTTCCAATTATTACCAACTTTTATTTCTATTAATTCTGTTTCTGTCAACAAATCTATATAACCAAAATTTGTAAAAACTTCCATTTCACCACCTAATTCTTTATATAACCTATTTTGGATATCCTTTTCAACACAAGAATTGTTATTATCAGGCTCAATATTTTCTAACGAGACTACGTATTTTTTACTGTTTATTTCAGATATATTTTTCCACTCGTCTATCCACAATGATACTTTAACAGAAAATTTTGCAGATACCCATTGTGCTATATTATTAGCAACATATGGATGACCCCAAGTTGATTGATCATTTACATTACTCTTTCCCATATTAATTTCTATCAAACCTCCAACTTTTCCGGAATTATATTGATTAATTTCTATCAAACCTCCTACATACCCCGATCTACCTTTTCTTTTTTTATCAGTTAAAATATCTAGTTTCAATTCGTTTGATAATTCTGTCAAAAACTTTTTTGTTTTTTCTAATCGAAACCAATCTTTATAAAATTTGTTACCTGCTTTACAAAGTTGAGACAAATTAATGTATCCATCACTTTCTCTTATAAAATTCTTTATTTCTTGACTACATTTCTGTTTTGAACATTTTGCACAACCACCCCAACCTTTTCTTCTTATATTTGAAGAATCAGTTTCAGCAATATTCTTACATGAACAAGTATATTTTACTCGACGTCCTTTTTCAAAACTAATTAATTCACAGTCGTTGTCTATTAAAATATCATTAACTTCATCCATAGTTTTTTGCAACATTTCACTAGGCATTTTTTATTATTTTAATACGAGATTATGAGTTAAATTCAATTCTATTTTTGTAATTATCTTATTTTTGTAATGAAAAATAAGATTTGTGTTTTTGAAAAACATTCGAACCAACGGCGCCACCAAAAACTCGAAAAATCTTTAGAGAACAGGGAACCCTAAAGCTCCTCCGCTCACCCTAATAATATTGTTATTTACGGCAGTGACGATAAATTCGTAGGTCTGCTTGAAGTTAGCACCAGCTAAGCCAAGAGAATTAGCACCGTCTTTAGCGGCGCCACTGCACTCAGGTACAATAGACACATTGGTTAGCTTACCGTAGTTAGTAGATCCCATCGGATCTAGAGAAATGAAATCAAGAGAGTAAGAGTACGAATGGTATCCAGTTTCTAGAGGGATAACCGGAGCATGATAATATGGGTTAACAAGAGAAAAGTAATCAGAACCCATTTGAGCAAGACGGTTTGTGTTTTCGTAAATTAGAGATGTTTGCTGGATAGGATCAGCTGCTCCATTAGGAGTGAATTTAATTGATGAAGAGAATGGGATAGGAGAAGAGGTAAGATAGTTAGACCACTCAGAATGATGAGTGCTGTTTCGAACAGCGAAAAATAAAACTTTGATAGCGTGCGAGAATCGAATATCGAACGATTGCTGAGTATTAGTCGCGGGAGTGAAAGACTGGCGTGGGGCAGTCTGAACCTGCTCGACCAGAATATCACGAGGCGCACACGCCATACGCTTACGCTCGTCATTAGAAACTATTGCGTAATTGGCCCACACTTGTGTATTACCTAAAATGGGAGCACCATTCTCTAGATCAGACGAAGAAATTGCCTGTCGATAATCTTTTGGAGTACCAGACAGATTTGCATCGATATTTTCATATATGAGAAGATGATTCCAATCCCGGAAATGGAAGCTAATTCGCATTTCATTGTAAGGAAGAGCAGCAGTTGGAAGAGCGACACCACTATCACGGCTGTAGAAGAAAGGAAGAGGCAAGTTCAAAGTGTAAGAATGAATTTCGGTTCTAGGATTAGTCATATCATCAAAATTGCCAATCATGTTATTGTAACCATTACGCTTGCCAGCGGGAACTGTAAAAGCAGCCCAGAAGTCAAGATGGTAATTGTCAAAACGAGAAGCAATCAAATCGTTGAAAGTAATACAGCATTCACGAACAATATTATGCATGAAATTTCGAGTCCAACGAATACGAGCCGGCTTAGCGTTAGCGGGCGCAGGGGAAGCTACGTCAATTGTATTTGTGGTGGAAAGTTTAACATGAGGTGTCGTCAAACGAAGCCAAGTCTGAAGCATATAATCACCGGCGCGTGAAATAGCAACTGACCACTCTTGTCCGAACGCTGGAGAACCAGCTGCTCGAGACAAAACTACAGGTACTTGAGTAAACCAAGTAGCTTTCCTGGTCTCACGGACAAAATAAGCAGTTGCATCGGGACCGCCATAGAGGTACTTCTCGATCTCATCAAAAGTAGCAAGATCAATGAAGCCAGATGTTACATTCGATGTACAGATGGAAGACATTGTTTTATATTAGCGCAAGATAATTTTTACTTTTTTTAACAAAATTATATACTTTAAATATTAAAAAAAATGCGAGTTTAAATAAGTCGTGTGAAAGATTAAATCCTATGTCCGAACTAGATATTTTGAGTATAGATGCCAACATACGTAAGAATTTTGAGGAAGAGTTCTTAAAAATACCCGACCACATGGAGAACCTACATGAAATAAAAGAATCATTGAAAAATGAAAATATTCGCAGACGCATAAGAGCGAGTCTTGAAAAAGCTCGGGATGAATTAGAAAACTATCTAGATGGTTTAACTACAAAAAAAAATTATAATTTTTATATTATGGAAACAGTTCCTTTTATAGAAAAATATAAAGAAATACTAAAAACTCCTGTTAAAGTAAGTTTTATGGGTAAAGTTGTTAAAAATGATAAAGATAAAAGACAACTAATAGATAGTTATTTAGAAGCAGCATCTAAATATGTTGATATCGAGTTGGAAAATAAGAAAACACAAAAAGTGATATGTCCTAATTGTTTTAATAAAAAAGATTTTGATATTGTTGATGTAAATAGTTATATATGCACTAAATGTTATGCAAGACAAACCGTAATGAAGCACAATTCTTCATACACTGATATCGATCGTGTTAATATTTCAAGTAAATATACTTACGACAGAAAAGTTCATTTTCGTGATTGTATAAATCAATATCAAGGAAAACAAAATAGCACTATACAACAAAAAATATATGATGACCTTGAAGCACAATTTCGACAACATCATCTTTTGCATGATGAAGATACTAGTAAAGAACGTAAATTTAGAGACATAACGAAAAATCATGTTCTTATTTTTCTTAAAGAGTTAGGATATTCTAAACATTATGAAAATGTACACCTCATTCACTACAACTTTACATCTATTAAACCTGATGATATCTCTCACTTAGAAGAACAACTTCTTGATGATTTTGATGTTCTTACAGAACTGTATGACAAGAGGTTTAGGCATATTAATCGTAAAAATTTTATTAACACTCAATATGTACTCTTTCAATTACTTCATAGACATCGTCATTCATGCAAAAAAGAAGAGTTTATCATTCTTAAAACAATTGATAGAAAATTCTTCCATGATGAAATTTGTAAACAGTTATTTGAGGAACTCGGATGGAATCACAGCCCGTTTTATTAACTTTTAAAATGAGTTAAGAAAATTGTTTCTAGATATATAAAAAGATGTCATCAAACATTAGCTATTTGGAACAATATTACGACGATGATATACAAATAGAATTGCTATTTGAAGATAATAATAGGCAAAATATTAATAATAGGCACCCAAATCACTTTTTAGATCTATTGGAATTATTTCTCTTAATGCAACCAATTTTAAATGTTCTAGATCCTCTTGAAATAGCAATTCAAAATAGTGAAAATGATTTGTGTTTACACAAGGATGAAAATATAACACTTAATCTTACTTGTCAACCTTACGATACAACTAACAAACAATACGATTCATGTTCTATATGTACAGATAATTATGATAAAAAAGAAGATGTTGCAGTATTAAATTGCGGACATATTTACCATCCAAACTGTATAAACGAGTGGGGTAAATACAAACCTAATTGTCCTATTTGCAAAGCAGACATTACATTCTATCATTATATTAGTGATTTGGAAGAACCTGACTGAGATTATTGCGTTTATAAAAT